GTTCTGCCCGGCCCACGAGGGATTGATGACGTGCCGGATGTGCTCGACGTACCACCAGTCATCGGAGTACGTCCGGGTCATGGTGGTGATGGCGGTGTCTTTGTATTTGATGAGGTCGCCGAGCTCGACGCTGAGCATGGCAACCGTGGCGTCCGCGTGCTTGCCGGCGTTGAACAGGAGCTTCAGTCGTGGGTAGGGGTAGCGCCACGTCCGCACGAGTTGCACCGCGAAGTCGCGGGCGTTCCCTGAGTCATCCGCGAACGGCAATTGCACCGTGATCCCGCGTTCCGTCTTGTCGCCTGAGATGGGCAGAGAGTAGGTGAAGATCGGGCGGTCCGGTACGTAGTTGTGCGCCAACCCCTTCTTCTCGAACTTGGTCACGTAGCCGGTCGACGCGTTGCCGTTCTTCAATGTGAGCTGGAACCCGGCGCCCTGCTCAGTCATGGTCACCGTGAGGTCGGAGGTGATGTCCGTCCCCGTCCCATCGATGGCCGTGTTGAAGGTGTAGTCCTCGCCGCTTTCCTGCGCGGCGACCGTCTCCACCAGCGTGGGGTAGTCCAGCGATACCGGCCCGTAGGTCTGCCCCGCCGCGATTGCGAGGCTGTCTGGTGTCGGGTTCGCGGCATTCCGCGAGAACGCAAAGATGACCTGTTCGTCGCGGTCCTCTACGAAAATCTGCGCCTGCACACTGGCCTTGCTGATCAGGTCGGCATCCGAGACTTCGACCGATGCGGCTGAAGGGACGATGTTGGTTGAATCGCCCCATGTGTCATCCACCGAGATGCCCAGCCGGGACGCGCGGCTCTCACCCTGGATGACGCCATCGGCGTCGATGTACCACTGGCCACCCATCTCCGATTGCTGCACCTGCGCCATGGCCGTGAGGGCGTCTGCGTTCCGCACCCAATGGAGGGGAAGGGTCTGCAACCCGCCGAAGTTGTAGTCTCCACCGCTCAGGCCGGCCGCGGCCGCGATGGCCGTATATGCCGCTGCCGTGGTGCGTTCCGCAAGGGTCACGTTGACCGGGGTGAACTGCGCCAGGTAGTCCGCCAGGTCTGAGCATTCCAACGTGCAGAGCGGCACCTGTCCCGCCGCCACGCCCGAGACCACGTACCGCTGGATGTACCCCGTCCACATCGCATACTCAGTTGCGCTGTACGTCCCCGTGACGCGGATGGGTACGCCCGGCACGAGCTTGCCGTAGAGCGCCGATGCCGAGTTGCCGAACGCATAGGTTCCCGCACGGTTGCTGAGGACGATTGAGACCTTGGAGATTTGGTAGATGCCGTCTTTGCCGAAGCCGCGGTCGATAATGACCCCGGAACCGGGCATCTCAACGTCGCCGGTGAGGTCGGTCTCGTATGACCCGTTTCGGTCGAAGTCCGCCTCCACGGTCCATGTGATCGTCACATAGACCTCGCCATCTCGGCAGCCACCACCTCGGCCAGCACCCGCCCGTCAACGTTCAGGGTGACGTGGATGGGCTGTCCGCGCTGCCCCGTCTGCCCAAAGCTCGGGCTGTTATGCCAGTCGAAGATGCGCTGTGGCAGGTTCGTACCGACTTCCCACGGGTAGACCCACGCGCCGCCGTCCTGCACCAACCCTTGCCCGTATGCTCCGGTAGGCCCAGCCGTGCCACCGCCGGCCCCCTCAAGGCCGAAGATCTGCCGGTCCGGCAACTGGTCATCGTCCCCGCCGGCAATCGGAGCGCCCTGCTGCGACGTGCTCCCCCCTCCACCGCCACCGCCGATGCGCGGGATGTTCGCCACGCCCGGAATGCGCCCTGCCGTGCTGTTGTATGCATCGATGATGCCGTTGATGATGGCTGTGACGTAGCCCACCGCCGCCGAGAACGCATCCCGTAGAGCACCCGCCATCGCGCTACCCATCGAGGTCATGGCGCTGACCACCAGCGGAATCGCCCCGGTGATGATGTCTTTGATTCCCTCGATGTCGTCCTTGATGAGCTTCACGAAGTCGCCGACGATCTGCTTCGCCTCATCCCATGCGCGGCCCCAGTCGCCCGAGATGATCGCGAGGATGAGTTGCACGGTGTCACGAAAGATGGAGCCGAGGTTCTTGATGTGGTTCCCGATGGTTTCAAGGATCGGGATGATGACGGGCGAAAGTTGCTCCCAGGACCGTCGCAGGTTATCCAGTGCGGGCTTGATGTCCTGCTCCCACGCCGTCTTCACCTTCTCGGCGAACTCAGACATCTTTGGCCCAGCGACCTCAACGAATTTCTCAATCGCCGGGACAACGTCATTCAAGAAGATGAGGCCAAGATTCGTGACGACGGGGAGGAGCTTCGTTCCAATCTCCTCCTGGACTTCGGCCATACGGATCTTCGCCTGTTCGAACTGGCCGGCCGTGCTCTTGGCGTAGGCGTCGCTCTGCCCTGCGAACTTGCCCTGGACGGCGGCTAGCGCCTCCGCCTCGGTCGCGCCTTCGCCGATGGTGATCCCCATCCGTTTGAATGCCTCGACGTTCTCGTCTGTGACCTTACCGACCATGCGACTCGCCGCTTCCAGGGAGATACCCGCGCCGCGGCTCAGGTCCATCGCAAGCTTCTGGCGGTCAAGGGCCTCGTTCACGTCCCCGGTCGCCGCGAGGAGTTGCTGGAAGCTGTCGCGCACCTGGTCGTCGGTGAACGCTTTTTTCTGCCCAGCGTCGATGGCTGCGTTGACCTTGCCCAGGTTGTCGTCGAACGCACCGCCAGCATTGCGGAGGGCCTGCTCGAGGCGGTTCATCGCCGCCTCTTCCCCTACGGCACCCTCGATCGCACTCTTAAAGAACCCGCCGACTTGCTGGGCCGCGCCGGCCGCGAGAACGCCACCGGCCACCTTGCCGATGTCCGAGAAGACTCCCGTCATCTTCCCCTTGAAGCTCTGGGCTTCGCCTTCCGCCTTCGCGGTGTCGAGGTCTACGTCTACGCGGACATCATTCGCCACGGGATGCCAGCCCTTCGTCGTATATCCCCACCAGCATCGTGTCGCGCAGCAGCGAGTACGGCTCCGCGGCCAGCACTTCCACGCGCGACATGTTCCACATGCGGCAGAGATTCCGAATCAGCACGGCATCCTCCATTTCAGGTGGCGGGCCTACGATGCTCCCGTCGTCGCGAGTTGCTCCGGGGACAGCTCGCCACTCGGAGATGCGTCGGCTAAAGGGCCGGACAATCCCGCCCCTCCGATGCCGTTGAGCCAGGCCTTCAGGACGGAGAACTGGAACATGGCAGGGAGAGACGCCAGCCCTTCACCGTTCGCAGGCACCGGCTCGCCGCGCCGGTCGACATTCCAACTGGTCAAGAACGTGTTGCCGAACTCCACCAGCGCCGCGTCGACCTCTTCCAGGGAGTCCTCCGCGAGCGTCCCCAGCCGCTCGAACTTCCGCAGCATGATGAACTCGCGCAGGCTCGCAGGCCGGGACGCATGGACCACGACCCCCGGATAGCCGGGGATCGTCAGCTCAACATCGTTCGTGATTTCGATTCCCACAGGTGCCACCTCCTAGCGGGGAACTAAGGGCTTACGTCCAGGCGGGCGCGGTCGTGCTCGACTGCACAAACGTGGCCTGAGCCGTGAACGACCCATCCGCGTTGCGGCTCCACGAGACGTCGGTCATGTGGCACACGGCAGTCATGGTCTTGCCGCCAACCACGATGACCACCGTTCGCGTGTCGTTGTCCGCCGGCGTGCTGAGCACCGCGAACATCGAGGGCGCCGCAGCCGGGTTGAACACGCACGTGATGGTGCAGTTGAAGTCGATCAGCAGGAGCAGGCGCTCCAGCGCCGTGCTGTTGAGCCCGGTTACGTCCTGGACGCCGCGCGGGGTACTGAAGGTGATGTTGGTGATGTCGTTGGTGATCGCGCGGCCGGTACCGTCCGCGTCATCGATCGTCACCGTCATCCCGATGCCGGAAGACTTTGCCATTGGGTGCCTCCTTTAGGCCGCTGCGTCGTAATCAGTTGCGCGGAGACGTCGGAACGCCATCGCGAAAACTGCATCTGTGAACGTGCCGTTGGTCGATGCCCGCACCCATCGCTCAACGGTCCCGCTGATTGAGATCCGCTGCGCTGTAGGCGCATACGGAGTCGCTACGTCGGTGAAGGCGCCGAGGTTGGCCCACGAGCCATCGGCGCCGGTCGTGCTGTCGCTCGAATCTTCGAGGTCGTATTCCACCGTCCCCGAAGCCGCCGAGAAGTGTTGGAGGTAACCGATGGCCCCGGCCGTGGTCTGCGCCCCGAAGTCGATGCCGGTCTCGTCATCCGCCGACGCATGGGTGACCTTCGACGTGAGCAACAGCCCGTATTCGAGTGGGATGCCCGATGCCGCGAGGAGTTGAACGGTGCCGAGCATCGAGCCGTCCGCGTTGCGCTGCCAGTCGTAGTTGACCTGCTTGGCGGTCAGGCAGATGACCGGCTGGCCCGCCGTCGTGGACGTGAGCACCATGCAGAGCACGTCCGTGGTCGGGAGCGTCGCCAGGTAGTCGTGCGTCTCGCCCGTCGCGCTGTTGAAGAACACGCTGAACGTGATCTCGCCGTCGCGGAGCCCGGGGATACGCTCGTGGGTCGTGCCGTCAATGGCCGTCACGTCGATTACCGCCATGCTCGAACGCATGGTGTTAATCGCGCCCACGTCGCCGGACATGTCGTACCCCATGAGGTACAGCTTCATTCCGAGGCCGGTCGATTTAGCCACCGCTCACCTCCAGAAGTTCGCCTTCCTCGATGGGTTCCACTTCAGTTGCGAACAACGCGAAGCGCCGGAGCACCTCGGTCGCGTCTCCGAACGCCTTGCGCGGAATGACTGTTACGTCCGCCCAGGTGCCCCCGTCCTGTTCGAAGCGCAACACCAACCGTGTAACGGTGTTGGCGTCTAAGCCGAGATCGCGACAGATGGCGACCGCAAAATCACGCCGTTGGGCAAACAGATCAGACACTCGGCACCTCCCTCACGAAGCCTTCTGCGAGGAACCGCGCAGGCGGCGTGCCTTCGTAGGTGTCGCCCTCGAAGTACCGTCTCGCACCGTCGCGGACGATCCACTTGCCAGCGGGCAGGCCACGCGGGTTGGCGACGATGTAGGTGGTGGTTTTCGGTTTGCTAGGCAACGATCGCCTCCCCTTCGAGGTTGTCGAGGATCAGTTCAAACGAGAGCTTTCGATAGAACCCGAACTCGCCCCGGCCGATAACCGGGAGGTCGTCATACGCCACCACGGAATCAGTGATCTCCAGGTCGGTCAGGGTGCTGTTGAGGATCGAGTTGCCGCGGAACTCCCGCCGGATGTTCGTGTCGATGGTGGCGATGTCCGCTTCGAGCTCGCCCAGGGTTGACCGTTCGCGCTGGAGCGGCCAGAAACATTGGATCGCGATCCGCGCCGCGTACATGACGTTGCCGAGCGTCTTGCGAGTGCCGTTCGTCGGGTCAGTCCGCCCCAGATACCAGAAACACACGTAAGGCCCGCCGAGGGGCAAGCCCTGCGGCTCACCAGCAATCACAGCCTCAAACGCAGCACCGCCAGCGGTGTTCTGGACGGATTCCAGTTCGGCCTGGATAGCCGCGAAGATGTCCAGCCAAACGGGCGCAGCCTCAGCCATTGAGGGCCTTCGCAATATCCGCCGCCATGAGCGCCTGCTTGTTGATCTCGCGGGCCTTCGACTTGCCCTTTGACCACATGCGATTCGCCCGCGCGAGCTTCGCCCCGCGCCGCGTGCCACGCTCGAGCCACGTCTTACGCGTGCGCCGATCATTCGATTTCACGCTCACGCCACGGTTGTCTTTCCAGACCACCGTCTCGTATGACCGCATGTAGGAACCCGTGCGTGTCGGGGTGTGTAGCCGCACGGTGGCTTCAATCTGCGCACCGAGACGCGTTAGCCCCGGATGGGCGCCCTTACGGATGGCCGCGCCGGGGTCGGTGAACAGCGGGCCACGGAACTTCACGGCGGCCATCAGAGCACCGCCGCAGGATTCACATACGCGCCCACGGTGTCCCGCCACCGGGCATACACCCCACGCGAAGCGCCGCCCATCGCATCGCCCGAGAGCGTGATCCCGCCGGCGTACCCGCCCTGCGAGTCCCACCGCCGCGCCACCGTCCGCTCCTTGACCACGTTCTCCACGTCGCGCGGGTAGCGCCGGATATAGACCGCCGCATCGGTCGCCGCCGCGGCCGTCGTGCCGTTGCAGCCGCGCACGACGATGGCCGTCGTGCCCGCCACGCCGGTAACTTCCATTTCCTCGGAGCCGACCTGCAACATGTCGCCTGGCTCGACGTCGCCGCCCAGGCTGAGCACCAGCGTGGTATCCGTGCCGCTCGCCAGCGTGCCGGTGACCGCAGTCCCGTTGACTACCGCCGTCTGCCACTCTTCGGAATACCCGAACTTGCCGACGAGCTGGATGTTGTCGACGCCCACCGGCCACGCGGAATACTCGCCGTCCGGGTTGAGGATGATCTTCCGGTAGGGCTTGCCGTCCGCGTTGCGCGGCCACAGCGTGTAATCCGTCGCGGTCGTCAGCGTGTTTTCAAACGCGGTCGGCTGGTCTGCCGTGTCCGCGATCTTGATGGTGGTAATCGACAACAGGTCGTCACCGAGCCACAGTTCCCGGGCGCCGCTGCCGGAGTAGTAGCGGGTTGCGGTGAGGCCGTGGAAGTGCCGGCGGGTCTCACGGTCGAACTCGCGCGAGACTTCATCACGCAGCGTGATCAGCTCGGAGATGAGTTTCTCCGAGGTCACGCCAGCGATGTCCCGCTGGATGTTCGACAGTCGCCCGTAGCCGTTCACGCAGCACCGTCAGTCCGGTAGTGCCCCATTGGGCAGTTACCGATGCCAGCCTTGTTGAACTGCAACGGTGTGCCACATCGCGGGCAGGCGACGATAGGCGGAGGATTTTCCGCCATCGCCTGCGCTTCTTTGACGATCCCACCGAAACCGCCGAAGTCACTCATTATCCAGCCGCCACCGCTGTTACAGTCGGGGCGATTGGCCCCTCGTAGTACCCCACATAAGGGATCTCCATGTCGGAGGTCGCATCCGCAGACATGAGCGCCTCAATGCGTGCACTCTCGTCCGCGTCAACGTTGCCAATGCTGACTTCCTGGAGCCGCCCCGCGTAGTTCGTGCCCGATACCGCCGTGGTGGGTGTGCCACCGCGCCAGTTCGTGCCGTCGACCTTTCGGGCAACGCGGAACTGAATCGTGGCTGTGCTTTCCACCGCCCCGTACCCGGTCGTGGCTTTCGCCATATCGAGGTACACGACGCAATCGCGGATTGGCCCGCCGGCCACCGGGGCGACCGTGAGGACTACGAACCATCCGGCGCTTTCATCCTGCACCGAATCGTCGATGTCCGTGGTGCCCGAGAACGTCGGGAGGTTGCCCGGCATGTAGCTCATGGCTTCCCCCTTAGTCGGCCCAGACGGTGTAGTCGGTCGCAGCCTGCTTGAGTACGACGATGCGCCGCCCCTGGAGGGTGGCGATGGTCTGCGCGGAAACGCGCACGGTCCCAGTGGCGCCGGTGAGCGTCACGGTCTGGTTGCCGTCGTTCTGGTAGTAGCACTCGCGGGTTTCGCCGATCTGCCAGTCAGGGAAGGCAGTATCGAAGTTTGCGCCCGTGTCCAGGGTGAGCGTGCCACCGCCCGTAGTGGAGGTATGCACCAGCAAACCAGACGCGAAGATTGCGACCGTCAGGGTCGTGTTTTGTTCGTCCGCATCCACGCGGGTAACGAACCTGCCGAAACCGTTCGCGCTGATGGACGCGACCTTGGCGTTGTTTGCCTTCTTGAGGAAGGTAAGGACGCCATTGATCCATTCGCCCCCAACGAGTGTTACTGCCATGGGATTGCCTCCTGTTTAGGGTGGTTGGTTCCACCGGGCGTTAGCGGCGTCCACGCCTCCGTGTGCGCTGCGGTCGTGCCTCCGGCTCGGGTTCTTCGAATGCCTCTTCCGGTTCGGGTTCAGAGGTAACTTCCTCTTCCGGTTCCGGCTGAGGTTCCGCAACGGCCACCGCTGCGGGTTCGCCGAGCGCGTCGAAGATCGGCGAACGCCACCGGTAGAGTTCCCGCTCTCCGAGTAGCCGCCGCAACGTGGAATCATCCCCCGCCCGCGCCAGCGCCAGGGAACCCGAGAGCTCCCCGGCGTCGAGCGCGGCGACGTTGTATCGCTGGCACAACAGCCGTTCGATGGTGTCGATGTCAGCCATTAGGCGTTAGCCGTTCCGGGGGTCTTCCACGACGGCATGTTCACGGGCGCCCGCTGGACCTTGAGGTTGTGCGGGATGTACGTGACGCATCCGTACTGCGTGTCGGTG